TGGAGAATAAACAGTGGTATTACTCTTGTGTTTGATCGTGAAGATGAAATTCATTTCCATGGTGAAAGCGGGTCACTCTACAGATGCCCTAAAGGAGCCTACGGACTTAGAATGAGTACTGCGGGCATCTACAATAAACTTAAAAAAGATGAACAATTTGGCGGTCAGATACAGATGATGGATGAAGATGCTGATTGGAGTAAACTAGTATGAGCAATTGGCATGGTGGAAAAGGTTCCAAGAGAAGGAACTCAAACGAAACAGCTTATGCTGATAACTGGGATACTATATTTGGAAAGAAAGATATGGAAGAAGTGAAAGCACGTAAGGTGCTACCCCCACATGCTAAGACCCAAGTTCAGAAAGATAAGACTAAAGTCATCCCTAGAAAATCTAAGAACGACTCTTTAGATAACGTATCCTAATTTAGAAGAAGAATCTGAATCATTCACTACAGGTGATTGGGAAATGTTAGTGACATTAGATTGGTTGCTAACATTTTGACTTGATGATGTCATCACAGTATTGGATGGAATCTCTCTACCCCTTTTAGCGGTTAGCACATCTTCATACGTTCTTTTAATTTTTTCAGCTGATCTAGGAATGTCTTGTTGAATTTCAGGAGCAGACACTACCGCAGCTTCTTGACTCTTTAGTTGAGCGTGGATGTCGTCAATTAGTTTCTGTGAATCACTTCCACCAACAACTCCCTCTGCTGCTGTCGTAGCAATTGAGTCACCAGCCTTACCACCCCATATTGATCCGATAACACCACCAACAATTCCACCGATGATTGTTCCGACTACAGGGACAACTGAACCAACTGTTGCTCCAAAAGCAGCACCAGCTAAACCACCCCCGACTGAACCAAGACCTTTACCAACTGAACCAGCAAGATTTGCCTTATTAGCAGCTTCTAGTTTCTCAAATTGTTCAGGAGTGATATCCAATTCACCACTTTCATACGCTTCTTTAATTTTTTCGAACTTATCAAGGTTTGCGGAACCGTCCATTGCGGTCTCGATAGCGCCACCGATAATAGGTAATTTCTTAAAGGCCGTTTTAGCAACGGTCTTCAGTCCCTTGGCCATAGTAGTGCCAGGCCCCTTGGCAGTAGGTGTTTTTCCTGTTTTAATATCTACTACTTTTGCTTTAGGATCAATCTTCGTAGTCTTGGGAATCTTGGGTTTATCGACCTTGACAGTTTTTTTGTTGAAGATATCTGCTGCCTTGGCGAATCCTTTCTTAAATACTTCAGTTCCCTTAGTAAGAACTTTGCCGAATCCTTCAGTGAACTTTTGAATCGCAACACCGATCCCAGCAAAAGCATCACTCTCTAAAGCTTTCTTGATCATAAATCCTAATGCTATTAATGGAGCAAGTATAATTGCAATGCCAGCAAGCATTAATAAAAGAGACCCCATTAGTATTTTAGCAACAGAACCAATTGTCCTGCCGATGGAGAGTAATTTGTTACCAATTCCCTTCTGAGTTTTCAAGGATGCTTTAGAAGCTTTAGCAAACTTTCCAGTTTGATTGTTTTGGAATCTATTAGCTTTCTTATTAAACGTATGTTGCTTATTGAATTCTTTCTCTTTTTTGACTTGAAACGCTTTTTTAATTTTTTCAGACTTTCGCATACGAAGAGCACTTCGCATATCAGTCAATCCTTGGTTCTTATCTATGAGCTTATTAGCAAGTTCTTTACCTTTAGATAAGCCCGCACTGCCGGTTTTTACGGTTTCCTTCGCTGCGGTTGTTAAACGGCCTGCTTCTGAAACATTAGCAAGGGTTTCTAACTTACCCGATTTCGGTTGGACACTAGCGGGAGTGTCTACTGGTTTTGCTTTACCGAATGATTTAGAGAATTTTTCAGTGATGCTGCCTAAAATGTCTTTCTCTTTTCCAAGTGAAAGTACAGTACCAACATTGTTGATCATTTTGACACTTTTGTCTAGTGTGCCTGAGATGTCAATCATGCCGCCAGTAAGGTCTTTGAACGCTGAACTGAAATTACCTAAGCTACTATCATCGGTGAGTTTGTCTAAACCCTTTTTAACTTTAGCGTTATAGCTCTCACGGAGTTCTAGTTCATCATTAAGTCTGTCTTTCGATTCCTTTACAAGTTTCTCAGCAGCCTTAATACTCTCTTCGTTTTTACTCTCTTCTGCTTTAGTTAATTCTGCTTGACTATCAGCAAGCTTCACTTGGGCGATCTTTAACTTCTCAGATGATGCAGCGAGTCCATCTAAGTCCAACCCCTTAAATGTGTCTCTAAGTTGATCAAGTCCGCTTTCGGAAATAGCGGCCGCACCTTCATCTAGTAGTCTATTTAAGTTTGAAGAAATCTTTACTAGATTGGAAGATTGAGTCAGGCCAGCAAAAGTATTTTTTGAGGTTCCCCTAGCATTCGCCACGGTGGCAGCTATTTCAATATTAGATTCTTTGAGGTTGTCTACCAGTCCTTTGAAACCACTACGAAAGTCTTCAGTAGTTTCATCAATGGCCTCTGACAACTCTTGTCTTTTTTTATCTAACTCTTCCATATCTATCTATACCTAATCTTTTTTCTTTTGACTGAACGCTTGCCCAGCAAAGAAGGCTGCGACTATACCAGCAACAGCAACAAAGTATGTTGGCGCCATTGAACCTAGTGTTGATTGGGCTTCACTTAATCCTGCTAGACTAGCAAGGACAACTGCAAATGGATATAGTAACATACCTAAGAGTGCAAACCATGACATCTTACGTTGAGCGTCTCTCATTGCGTCTTGGTCTTCAAGTTCCTTACGTCTGAACTCTAAGTACATTGCTTCTTCTTTTTTCGATACCTTACCATCACCGTTAGTGTCAGCTGGGTGGATTTTTTTAGTTTCTTCTGTCATAATACTGCCCTATAAAATAAGTTATGATTGCTGGTTTTCACGCAATCGTTCTTCTTCGAGATAGTTCATTAGAAGTGTAACATAAATCTCTCTCTCCCAAGGTATCATATCTTCTAACTCTGTTAATGAATACTTGTGGTGTTGCATTAACTGAAAATTAGTACTATAATAATTAACCATGCTTTCATGGGAAAGAGCGACTAAAAAAAACTAGATAAACCTGTAAGTGTTCTAGTTGACTCTTTACTACATACGTTACAAGTGTACGACACTTCTTTACTTACTGAAGGTACATTACCGAACCAGTCGGAAAGTAATTCCAGTTGATCTAGTGTAAGACTCTCTATAAAGTCTTTCAATTCTTCAGCACTTATGTCATCGGCCTCATACACATTTTCTAAATCGAAGATACTCTCGATACCTTCAGCGACCATCTCAAGGCCTTGTCTTTCCAAGTCCTCTATACTTTCTAATTCTGCCAGTTTTGATGTGGATGGGAATCTAAGCATAACACCTAGTTCATCCGACAACATAACTTTATTGTCCTTGTGGTCACCCACTACAGTAACAGTCGATAGATCAACATCTACTTGACCATTACCCCTACACTCTTCATCACTACAATTAAGTAGTATTGTTGAGGTTTCTCCTACTGATTTGGCACGTATGTTTAAAAACAAAAACTCCAAATCATATATCGGAAGCATATCAGCATCAACTTCACCGTTTGTTACATTGGTAATGATGTTCTTAACTGCTTCCAGTATTTCTAAATTGTCTTCACTCTCTCTTGCTACTAACAGATACTTCTGTTCCTTAACAAGGAAGGGTCTAAATTTCACAATCCCAGTACTCAATTTACATGTGTACGTGGGTGCTGTTTGGATTGGTAATCCCATAATCTACTCCATAGTTTAAATTAACCGCCACCAAATAAATTTTTGATGTTTTTCTTTGCGTTATCAATCTTGTTCAAAGTTGAATCAAGTTTATTAGCTTTGCCGAGTAACCCTCTAGCAGCACCACTATATTGTGATGCGACACCAAGTGCCTCGATAATGCCGTTCCATTGACCTCTGCCACTATTTAGTCCATTTGGAGACGGTCTTTCTGCAGCGTACACTGGATGTGGTGTTCGGGTCTTCTCTACAGACTCAGTGTACTCAGTTGTGAAGTATCTGTAAGCAAAGGTCACAGACATGTTTAACATCTCACTACTGTCCATAGAAAGTTCTATTTCATTAATCGATGTTGGATATGCATCATGTAAACTGGTTATGAAACTAGTACCCTGTTGGCCTTCGGGGCCCCAAGTTGGATTGTACCCATCTTTACGAAGGTGCTTGATATCGATCTTGCCAATATAGTCCTTATAGTATGCAAACACTGGTTGAGTTTGTTCGAAATCGTCAGTCGCCAGTAAGTCACCAGCATAGATAGAGTCCATCCATAATTGCAGAATTTGTCTGTCAAGAAAATCAATATCACAATAGAAGTTGAAGGTAGCAGTACCACCGTCCATGATTTTACCAGTAGGAAGAAGCGTTGCTTTACCAGCCGTAATCTTCTCAGCGGTCTCTATCTCACGTTTGGGGATAGATGCACTCTTCACCCTAACACCGTTCAACGATAGTTCCTGAGGCCCAAGGAATTGAACTTCAAATTGGTTGGCCATCGCTGGTGCTTTGAAAGCACCTATAATAGTGTCTATTGAGTCGTGTCGTAATCGTTCTGCCATTATCTTACCTGTCTAATTGATTTGGAGTACACTGTATTTGCACCATATGGTCTGCCGTCATTACCCACAAATTTTTGTGTTGGTAACATACTAACAACAGGCCAATGTTCAAATGGTATCTCTCTTATTTGTCCTCGTATATAACTAGTGATATACTGTTTGATACAAGGTCTTGCCCACTTAATTCTTGATATGGATTTCACCATGTCATATGTCAACTGTAATCTAGTGTTACTGTCACCTTCGTTAATTTCCGAAGTGAAGTCAGCGAACTGTGTTAACAATACTGCTCTATACCTAGGGGGTAGGTAGTGTAGGTTTAACCCCAAGAACCCATTCTGTCTAGGTTCTATGGGTATTACTACAGGATATCTGTCCCAATATGGCAGAGTGTCAAACCCCTTTGCACTATAATTGAAGATCACCATACTTCCCAGTATAGGTTTCACTACAGGCGAACCCTCTTTACGAAGACTCTTTGGGTTAACCTTTAAAGTACGTAAATTTTGTCTGTACCAATTCGTAGCTTCTTCTGTATGCTCTGCTATTTCTTGGGGTTTGAGCGATGCGTAATTACTAAGAATAGATGCCATACATCTATTTATACTAAGTCAAATGGTCTTCAGTTAAAATTCTGAACTTATATTTACGATCCTTGCAATATTCTTCAGCTGCTTTGAACTTTGCTTGGTTGACAAGGTATGTTGCTACCTCGCCAATGTATCTTTTCGATTTTCGTTTAGGTTCTTTAGGAGGTTTGGTTTGTTTCTTAGGTTTGACTTCAACAATTTCATGCATGATAACACCAGCAGTGTTCTTGTATGTGATGAAGAAGTCGGGGAAGTATCGATGTACCTTCTTGTCAATGGGAGAAATGTAGGGGATTATAACTTCTTCACTACCCCATTTGAGAATATTAGAATTTTTGTCACAGTATTCCATGAATCTTCTCTCCCATAGTGAGCGATAAACGATCTTTGTGGGGTCGCCAAGATATTTTAAATAGTTTTTCGGTTTATACCGGCCGCTGTAAGACATAAATAGATGTAATCAGTAAAGAATAATATAAGGTATTTATACATGGCGTCACTAAACAAAATCCTATCAAAGGTCAATCAAGCACTAGGAGCCCTCAGTTCGGTCAAGGGTATCAAGGCAAAGATAACAAATACAGACTATAGATCAGTAGTATCCGACCTATCGAACTACGATGCCCTGAAATCCCAAGCAGATACAGAACGAGAAATTCTAGAGGGAAGACGTAGTAGACTCAACCAAGATGAGGACGCAGCTAACAAAATGAAATCCATTGCGGCTGCTAAACGACCAAAAAAACCTGTGGGTCATGAATTGCAATACCCGTTAGAAACACTTCCTAATTATTTACACATGAGAATACGACCAAGAAAACAACACTCAGGACAGGGTAACAGTCTCAATTTATTATCTGAAGGTGATACAGACATATACATGTACGTTCCGCATGGAATGAATAACAGCGCTTCTGTACAATACTCAGAAAAGGAAATTGGAACAGTAAAACAGCTGATGTTAAATGGTATGACTGATATTACCGCTGGTGACATAAGTGCGGTCTTACAAGCAGGATTGCAGTCAATGGTAAACAAAATGACAGGAGATGTACTGAACTTTGCACAAGGTCAAGCAGTCAACCCGATGAAGGAACAGATGTTACAAGGATTAGGTTTCAGAAGTTTCTCCTTTGAGTTCCACATGAAACCTAAGTCGAAGAAAGAGGCTGACGTATGTAAACAGATTATTTGGACATTACGAACTGCAATGTTACCTGATACATTTGGTTCAGGTGAGAACTCACAGATAGAAAACTACTTTAACTATCCAAACATTGTTGACATGGATTGGGAAGGCCCAATTGCTAGTGCGATGGATTCATTTCTACCAAGTGTAATTACACAGTGTGATGTCGTATACGGTGGTGATTCTAGTGTAGAGACATTTTGGGACGGAACTCCCTTGGAGATGAAGATATCGATCACGACACAAGAAATTAAAGTGTTATCACAAGAGAACTATCAGAAAGTATCGCCTTACGCTGTGCATCCCGACAATCCACATAAAGAAATCTCCTCTAAGTTGAGAAAGCAGGGTGGTGCTAAAAGTATCTTAGATTCAAGGGACACTGGCGCTGAGGAGAGGAAGAACAAAGCAGAAGAGAAGAAGAAGAAGGGTACTGCCGGGCCTAAACGAGGAGGGAGCATCTAATGTCATCACAACTATTTAAAAATTTTCCAACAATACAATATCAACTACCGAATGGTAAAGTTGTACACATCAAAGATTTTTTCCGCAAGGCGAAAGTTGACATTAAAGCTCTCAACTCAGTTATTGACTATGACTATTATGAGTTACAAGATGGCGACAGGCCTGATGTGGTTACGACTAAGTTATATGGTAGTGGTGATTTACACTGGACACTATTCTTAGTCAATGAATTTGATAATTATTATGACTGGTGGATGGACAGAGATACCTTTGAAAATTATTTGGACAGTAAGTATGATGGAGTGTATCTAACTTCGTCTAACTCCACTGATATTCTTGGAGCTCCCAACACAGATGGACAGGGGAATATAACATCTCTCAATAAATTTGAATTGGGCGAACTTGTAACGCAGACGGATGGAGTTCAGAGTCACGTTCTTGATGTTGATCCTCTCAATAAACGCATGTTAGTTTCACATCCTGAAACTGGAGTTTGGACTGCTGGTCAAAATGTTACTTGTAGTAAGTATCAGAAGCATACCGTTACCAAAAGATATGTAGAGGTTTCAACCAAGTCTTTTGAGATACAATCTGTATTGCAACCTAGGGACGCTATCCATCACTATGAGAACACTAGTGGCGTGAAGACCAATGTTGTGACAGCAGGATACACTTCAGTATCCACATACTTGTATGAAGATGCGATCAATGAGAAGAAACGTAATATCAAGATAATCAAACCACAATATATCAACACTGTAGTGTCCCAGTATGAAAAACTAATGATGGGTACATAACCGATGGAAAACCGCAAAGCGGGTGAATTTTTTATAACATCTATATCACTCACCAACCAACATAAAGAATCTGTGGAGATCAGTAAGCTCATCACTGGGTTTAGAATGTACGAATCTATATTCAAGAAATACTGTACTGCTGAAATACACTTCATTGATGGTCTCAATCTAATTAAGAACTTTAGATTTACTGGTCAAGAGTATGTTCGTATCGCAGTTAAAATGAAGGTGGGGATAGGCGAAAAGGCTGATAATTTAGATTCCGTTGATAAAGTGTTTAGAGTGTATAAAGCAGGAAGTGTAAAACGTTTGAATGATACAACTCAAGCATATGTATTAAACTTATGTGATCCCCACATGTTTTCTTGTGAGAGAAAGAGAGTCAGCAAGGTTCTTAGGGGGTCATACGATAAGATGCTACAAAACATATTAGTCGAGGATGCTAAGATACCACCTAGTGAATTCGATCAATGGGAATCAACTGTTCCCGAAAACCACCAAATGATTGTTCCTAATTGGAAGATATCCAAGTTTATAGATTTTGTTGTTAACAATGCTAACATTGGGACGAAGGCTGCATATAAGAACGGTATGTTCTTCTATCAGACACTTAATGGTAAGTACAAGTTCAAGTCTATTGACACTATGATGCAACAAGAATTTCCTGTAGCATTTTCATTCAGACCTAGGGGAGAGAATCTCGACACAGCTGAAGCGGACATCAACTCACCTGAAGGATTAAATTCGCAAATTTTAAGTTACATAAAACCGCAAGTGTTTGATACACTTAGAGGAACTGCTGCTGGAGCATACTCAGGTTCCATGAAAGTTTATGATCCAATCAGAAAGATCGAAGAAGATATTGTTTACGATATCGAAGAAACCTTCAAGAGAGGTCAACACGTTTCGGGTAATTGGCCAATGATTCTTACAGATGGTGCGAAAGATTATCAAGAGAGGTTTTTAACTACGGAAGATTTGGTCGAGAAGACAATATCACCACAGGTTACGGAAATTGGTGTAGACCTCGCACCAAACAAAGAGTTCAATTCCATAGTGTTATATGATTACACTACTACACATGTGTTCGACAATGCTTCTGACCATACAGCAGCTGAGGCCTTTGTGGGCATGTCCAATAAAGATAATGCTAAGTTGGAACGAAATGCATTGCTTGAGATATTACAACAACATAAGATTGTGGTGACAATCCCTTTCAGAACTGATATAAGTGTTGGGACTATCATCATCTTAAAGTTGCCCGAACCTCAAGTAGCTGGAAGCGCTGGACTAGAGGATTTAGTCAACGACAATAGGTATCTAATAACCGATCTATGTATGGATGGAGATGCCACCCAGTCTGCTGGAGTACTTAATATAGAGTGCGTAAAAGAAAGTTTTGCAGTCGACATATCATCGGCCAACCCACAAGCTGGTATGGAAGCGCCAGAGGAATATTAATATGAATATACATCACGGTATAGTTGAAGACAGGAATGATCCACTACAGGTTGGTAGAGTACGTGTACGTGTGCATGGATTACACACAGACGATAAGCAATTAATCTCCACACCTGATCTACCATGGTCAACAGTGGTGTTACCAACGACATCAGCTGGACTATCAGGAATAGGTACACAACATGGATTGATCGAAGGGTCTACAGTTGTGGGGTTCTTCAGAGATGATAAAATCCAACAAGATTTCGTTGTCCTTGGTTCGATAGCTGGAGTTCCAGCAGAAGGTTACCATGAAACTATTACAGATGAACTCTTAAAGAGA